ATGGGTATCCGTGCTGGCTGTAAGGTAATGAAAACACGTTACGCAAAACCGTTTGAAGGTGTGCAAGTTAAGATTCCATACGAAACAGGAATGAATCCACATAGTGGAATCGTTGAACTTTTTGAAGCAAAAGGTGTTATCGAAAAGCAAGGTAATAGACTAAAGTATGTTACTAGTGACGGTGAAGAAATTCTTGAATATCGTAAAAACTGGTCTGGAGACTTATTAGATAAAGTTATGACTGATTATGCTACTAAAGAAGCTTCAATGGTAAATACCTCGATTGAAGAAGATCTTGAATCACAAGAAGAAGCACTAATAGAGGAATAATTTATGAGCCACGGATTTGATGACGAATCAGTAATTGCAGAAGTTTGGACAGTGTTTAAGGAATACCTTGACAAGAAAAGTGTCGAAGCAGCTGCTGAACGATTTGTAGACTTACTAGCAGACTACGGTGTCGGTGACGACACTATGGCACAAGCAATGGGTGCAGACTTTGAACTAGATAAAGCAATTAATTATTATCTAGACATGGACGAGTCTGACGTCTTAGACGAAGAAGAAGATTGGGGTTAAAGTATGGGTTGGTATAGCGAAGTATCTAGAGACATTAATAAGATACCTGATGCTGTTAAGTTTTTCGAACAAGAACTTAACGAAGCAAAAAACGAAGTTAAACTAAAAGGCAACGTTGAAAAAGCTGCATCAGAAATGCCCGGTATTGTCGAGCATCGCTTTAACCAACTTCAAGAAATTGAAGCCATACTTCATTACCTTAATATTGAGTTACGTAGACTACGTAGTTCATTTTTTAAGAAATATCTTGAAAACTATCAACGAGCTCTGTCAAGCCGTGACGTTGAAAAATACGTAGACGGTGAGGCAGACGTTGTTGACTACGAAAAGATTATTAATGAATTCGCCCTTATGCGTAATAAGTGGTTAGGATTACTTAAAGGTCTTGATCAAAAACAATGGCAAATTACTAATGTTGTTAAACTACGAGTAGCAGGAATGGAAGATGCAAGTCTTTAAATGCTAAAGAAAGTAGCAACTTGGCTAGACATATGTAAAGCTCATTGGAAGGAAATATTTGCTCTTTCTTTTGCTTTACACTTTATAATGGATCTATTTATTATAGGTCCATTATTTTTCTTACTAGGGTACCTTTTTGGTGTTCATGTAGACCACCACTAAAGCCGTTACTAGCATCTTATTATAAGAAGACCTGGTAAATATACTAAATGTAAGGGAGTAAGAATGGCGCATTCAGCAGAATACTTAGAAGAACTTAAAAAGTTACACGACAAAAAAACGTTTGGGTTAAATAGAAATATACCAGCAGTTGTACATAAGTTAATTAAAGAAAAAAATATTACTAGTTTTTTAGACTTTGGTGCAGGTAAAGGTTATACAAGTGAAACCATAACGCACACTTATCCTGATATAGAATTACATACATACGACCCAGCTACATTTCCAAACCCCTTACCAGAAAGTGTAGAACTTACATACAGTAGCGATGTGTTAGAACATGTAGAAGAACATCTAATTGATGACACAATACAAGACTTATGTAATAGATCTAGTAGATATCAATATCATCTTATTGCATGCCATCCTGCAAAGAAAGCATTAAGCGACGGTAGGAATGCTCATCTTATTATTGAAAAGCCAGACTGGTGGAAACGCAAGCTCGAACAGCTCGATGATTGGAAAATTATTCATGAAGAAGTTACAGAGCGTCATGCTAAAGTTAAAAAAGGTCCACCCCTACATGTTGTAAAATATATTGTGATGCTGGAAAAGAAATGAAACAAGTTTACGGATATTGGATGCCGTCTACTGACGAACATTTTGAAAGGCTAATAGCCAAACGAGTACGCAATGGCGGACCTGCTGAATATCAAGACGACATTAGAGAAGCGGCATATAACTATGTTACTGACTTTGATGTATGTTTAGATGTTGGTGCGAATATCGGATTTTGGTCAAAACCTTTAACAACAAAATTTAAAAAAGTTATTGCATTTGAACCACTAGAGCAAGTATATAGTTGCTTAGAACGTAATGTACAAAGTCTAAATGTAGAAATACATAAGGTTGCATTAGGTAGTAAAAACTCAACAGTTAATATGAAATATGATAGTCACAATACAGGTGCAAGTCATGTTATTGAAGGCGCAGGTGACATTAATGTTCGCCGGCTAGATGATCTTGATTTGCCAAAGTTTGGACTAATTAAAATTGACTGTGAAAGATATGAACTTGAAATTCTTAAAGGTGCTATCGATACATTACTAAAACACAAGCCAATTATAGTTTGTGAACAACATCCAGATACAGAATATTGTGCAGGTAAATTCCTTAAGGATCATGGTGCTGTTGAATTAACTAATGTTAGAAAGGATTATGTATTTGGTTGGCTGTAATACCATAATATAATTACACCCATTAAGTACGCACTAAATACTAGCATGGAACGTATCGTATTAGTAACAGGTGGATTTGACCCACTACACTCCGGTCATATAGCTTACTTTAAAGAAGCACGTAAACTTGGCGACAAACTAATTGTTGGCCTAAACAGTGACGAGTGGCTTACTAGGAAGAAAGGCAGACCGTTTATGCCCTTTCATGAACGTTGTAATATTATTGAAGAACTTGCATGTGTTGATCAAGTTATTGGATTTAACGACGAAGATGACACGGCATGTAATGCAATATTTCAATTAATTAGTACACACCCTAGTAGTACAAAAGTTGTTTTCGCTAACGGCGGTGACAGAACAGACTTTACAACTCCCGAATATAAAACATATAATGACTTAGGTTATGTTGAGTTCGAGTTTGGAATCGGTGGGGGTGATAAAAAGAATTCAAGTAGCTGGATACTAGACGAGTGGAAGGCACCAAAGACTGAACGCACATGGGGGTACTATAGAGTGGTACATGAATACGATAAACATACTAAGGTAAAAGAACTAGCAGTGCCTCCGGGCAATAAGTTATCAATGCAACGCCATCAGGAGCGTAGTGAACATTGGTTTATTGCAGAAGGTACAGCAACAGTATACACTATCAACAAAAATAGTACTGACGTAGAAACATTAGGAATATACGGTCAACACGAGTCGTTGCATATACCTGTAGGAACTTGGCATCAACTTGCTAACGAACATGACACAAATTTAAAATTAGTAGAAATACAATACGGAACAAATTGCGTGGAGAACGATATTGAAAGACAATAAAATAACAAAACAAAAGCCATTAAAAGTTTACATAGGATGGGACTCTCGTGAACCAATTGCCTTTGATGTTTGTAAAGCAAGTATACTAGAACATGCAACTGTACCTGTTAAGATTGTTCCGTTAAAAAGACATAACCTTATAAGAGACGATATGTATTGGCGTGAAGAAGATCAGCTTGCTAGTACAGAATTTACATTTACTAGATTCTTAGTTCCGGATTTAATGGGGCATAGAGGCTGGGCACTATTCATTGATAGCGACTTTTTGTTTTTAACTGATATCAAAGAATTGTTTGATCAAGTAAATGATCAGTATGCTGTTATGTGTGTCCATCATGATTATACACCTAAAGAAGGTGAAAAGATGGACGGACAAAAACAACTTAACTATCCACGTAAAAATTGGTCTAGTGCTGTACTATGGAATTGTGGACACCCTGATAATAAAGTAGTTGACAAAGAATTAGTAAACGATCCAACTATTGATGGGAAATACATGCATAGGTTTAGTTGGCTTACTGACGACAAGATAGGAAAGATAAGCCATGAATGGAATTGGTTAGTTGGATGGTATAAACCTGTTCGCGATGGTCAGCCAAAAGCAATACACTATACCGAAGGTGGCCCTTGGTTTGATCAATATCGTAATTGTGCATTTAGTAAAGAATGGTATCAAGCACAAGCAAAAATGTACGAAGAAAGAGTTAATAAACTTAATCAAGAGGTACGTGATTTAAAAAGTAGAACATTTGAAATAGAGGATTTAACATTACCAAAAGAAACTAAGACGTTACTAACAGCTCATTTGCAACATCTCATAGATCCTACAGAAGACATTTATAAATCAAAAGAAACAATTAAAAATATAACGGAGAAAAGAATGGGAATAAAAGTAGCAGCCATTGCACCCGGCGCAGACGACTTTGACCTTGACAAGAAAGGATTAGAATATGATCCTTATTTGCAAGATTTTATTATAGGGTGCGGAGGTCAGATTAGCAATTTTGATTTACAACAAGGCACTAAAAATACTTTAGTTATAAGAGGTCTTGGCGGAGGCAGCCAAAAAGCATTAAAGTATTGTATAGAAAATAATGTAGATTACTATGCAATTGATACAGGATACTTACAACCAAGTACACGTAAAGACTATCATAGAGTTACAAAAAATGCATTACAAAATTTAGGACCTATTGTTGATAGAGATGCTGACAGGTTAGGAAAGCTAAATTGGAAATGGAGAAAGCCAAGAAAAGGCAATAAGAAAATTTTAATTTGTCCACCAAGCGAAAAAGTAATGAAGTTTTATGGAGAGAACTTAGAACAATGGTTAAAGACTACTGTTGATACTATTCAAAGTTTAACTAATGCTCCTATTGAAATTAGGAAGAAACCAGACAGACATATACGTGTAACTACAGATACTATATGGGACGCACTAGACGAAGCTGCATGTCTTGTAACATATAATAGTATTGCCGCAACAGAAGCAATACTACACAGTATACCTGCAATAGCACTAGCACCTAACGCTGCATCAGTACTATGTAGTAGTAACTTACGTGATGTTGTTAAGCCACAGGTGCCGGAAAAGGCTGATGTAATTAGATATGCACAACACTTATCTTATTGCCAATTTACACCACAGGAATTAAAAACAGGTACTGCCTGGAAGTTACTTAATTCATGAAGGTTGTAAGTTATTTGAAAACTGTTCCTGCTGGGAATAGAAATATGCAAAAGCCCGAACTGCTAAGACAATTTGTTAACGGTGTTAACGCTGCTGGCGACATTGGTATTCTGCATGATCAAAATAACTTACTTGATTGTGATGTTGGTATGATCCAAGGTTGGGTATATGACAAGACTACTACTGAACATTTACGATTACGCAAAACAATTATAAAAACACAAAAACTTAATAAAAAACATTCTGCTACAGCAGATGCTAATTTATTTTTATATCACGATAAAACTAATCCGCACGGTTATTTACGTTACAGTTTTGACGGAGTATTCCCACGTACAGGTCAGTATTGTGATAGCGAGATAGACCCTACACGTTGGTTACAGATATCAAAAGATACAGGAATAAATTTACAACCATACAAAACTACAGGCGGCCATATTGTATTAATGCTACAACGTAACGGTGGATGGAGTATGGGAGGTCTTGATGTTGAAACGTGGGCTATTAGTACTATTGCTAATATAAGACGTTATACTGATAGACACATTATTATACGTTCGCATCCAGGTGACAGGTTTGCTAAAACGTATTTAAAAACTTTACATAATAAATTACGTGGACATCATTCATTGTCTATATCGAGGATTGGCACACCTTACGAAAAGGATATGCAGAATGCATGGGCTGTAGTTAACCATAACAGTAGTGCTGCTGTTGGTCCTATTATAAATGGGTATCATTGTTTCTTAACTGATCCGAAAAATAGCCAGTGTGCAGAAGTTTCAAATACTGACTTTAAACATATTGAAAAGCCGTTAGAATATGATAGAGAAAAATGGTTACAACGTATTAGTATGATGCATTGGAAGTTTAGTGAATTAACAAACGGAACTTGTTGGCGTCACATGCGTCAGTTTATTTCTTAGCCCAATAGTCTTCGGTCCTATTAACCATAATATCTTTTGGTAGACTTTTTCCAGTATTTTTACGATCGCCCTTCATATGATCAATCCATTTACCTAGTACTGTATTGATTAGCGGGTGACCACCTCCGCCTGTTTTTGCTTCTCGTAAATACATATTAGCACTATAATCGTATGCACTTGGAAAGTCTTGTTTCATACGATTTAAAATATTTCCAAATACAAAACTGTCATGCCATTCTTCTAATAGGAATATACCTTGTTCTGCTTCTTCATATACACGCTCAAATTCTTTTAAAAATTCATGACACACTGGATGGTTAAGATTCATTCCGTAGAAACCACACTCTGGCCAAGTCTGTGATCCTTTGCCTCTACCTACATATGTTATCCAAGCATTGTCAGGTAAGCATTCTTTGAACTCGTTGTATGACCAATCGCTATGCACAAATGTATCCGCATCCATCCACACACACCACCCCTTAGAGCGCACACAAGCGTCATACACAGCGTATGTCTTATTAGCAAAGCGTATAGCGTCCCATTTAAATTCTTTATGGTGATCTCGCGGTCTACGTGCTACAATGTCAGGTGGCGGCTTACCATTTGCTTTAGGTACATCCTTCCAACGTTCTTTAAATGCATTTAGTTTGGGCAATGCTTCTTTTGAATCTAATATTGTAATTTGTTCTGGATTAGGATTTACTGGATTGCAATCTTCAGCATATACTAATAATTTAATTCTATTGTCAATTTTTTCAGCAAAGCTATCTAAAAATCTTTGTCCGTATAATGAAAGTCCTGGCTGATGGAATGTTGTAACCACAGTTATGTCTGTCATGTGCTATCCTTATTAAATACTGTATATAGGTATTTAACAATGATTTTTTGTCTTTACACAGATTATGGCGCACAAAATAGCCAGCCAATATTTGAAGCATTTGCTAAAAGTATAATTGATGCTGGCCATACTGTAATTTATAATGAGCCGTATAGAGTAATGGATCATTATAATAATTATGATGTTGCTGTTATATGGAGTGTGCTGTGGAACGGAAGAATGTTAAAGAACAAAACGATATGGGATCAGAATCGTTTACTAGGACGTCCTGTTATAGTTTTAGAAGTAGGCGGCATTAAACGTGGAACAACTTGGAAAGTAGGATTAAATGGAATTAACAGAACTGGTTACTTTAGTGAGCAAAACAATGATAGGTCTAGGGCTGATAACTTGGGACTGGTTTGTAAACCTTGGAGATCCGACGGGGATTTTATTTTAGTATGCGGACAGCATGATAAAAGCCTACAGTGGGAAAGTATGCCAAGTATGAGCAATTGGTTTATGCAAACATATAAAGAAATACGTAAACACTCACAGCGTCCAATATTGCTTAGGCCGCATCCTCGTTGTAGATTGCCTAATATTGAACTGGGACTAGAGAAAGTGTACAGACAAGAGCCTCGTAAACTTACAGGTACATATGACGACTTTGATATGAAGTTTGATAATATATGGGCTACAATAAGTTGGTCAAGTAACCCAGGAATACACAGTATTATTAATGGTGTTCCGGCATTTGTAAGTAATAGCTCATTAGCATATCCGGTAGCAAATGATATAGATTTTCTACATGACATTGAAGATCCGCATATGGGTGGTAGACAAGCATGGCTTAATGATTATGCACACACCGAATATACTGTTGACGAAATTGCTAAAGGCATTCCTCTAACTAACCTGTTAGACCAAATAACTTCTTGACTTTACTGTTATTTTACTGTACAATATACGTATTAGTTGAGGAGAACTATATCCATGAAGACGTGCGAAGAATGTTTAGAAACTTTAATAGGATTGCATAAAGGTCCTAAGTTTGATTTAGAATCATCAGACATTAACTTTCTAGGTAGTATTGCTAGACAAACTTTCAAAGGAGTTGGACTTACAGACCGTCAGTACGATGCTGTTAAAGAAAAACTTATGACAACATACAAAGCTCAGTTTGTAGATAACGGATGTGATATTGAAACAGCAGTTAGCGTTTTAAAATTACCGTTAAGAAAGTTAGATAGAGCTAAATGGATTAGAGTACTCGACGATGCATACTATGAAGAACCAACTATAGGTGTACGTTTTGTTTTTAGTAAAAAGTTAATTGCAAAAAAAGAAAATTTAATATCTAATGCAGTTCATATAGGATACGATAGGATAGAAAAAGTTCATCATTTTCAACTAACAGAAAATAGTATCTATCATATTGTAGAAGAATTTAAAGATTCGCACTTTGATATTGAAGAGCAATTACTTAACCAACATAGGAAAATATTAACAATAATGCAAAACAAAAACGATTACGTTCCTGGTGTATATAATTTTAATTTAAAAAACTTACATCAAAAAGGTGTTGAATATGTTGTGTCGTCGTTAGGCGAACCGACTCCGTCAAACTTGTATAAGTTTTATGACCGAAGAGAATTATTAGGACTATCTCACTTTGATCAAAATGATTTAGAGCAAACATTTAAATCATTATTACCACTAACTAAAAAATTAATACAGCGAGAAAAAACACATGTATTAGTTAAGCCACAAGAGTTTACTATTAACAACTTAGTAGAATCGGTATTAGAATTATACCGCTTCCCATTACTAATTGTATTAGATGAAAGAAGTGCAGCAGATGAATTATTTGAATTTAATAGAGCGTTCTCCGGAGTTATACCTAACGAAAGTATGACAGTTATGTTTAGATTAGATAATAAAGATCAAGATGCATTAGAATTTAATCGTTATATTAAAGAACATAATTTAAATAATCCGGTTGACAAATCTACCAAAATAGTGTATATTAATAATAACAAAGTATCAAAGCCGTTACTGTCTTCTAACTGGAAGCCAATTACTGCTATTACAACAAACTCGAGACAGAATAATAAAGTTGAAACATACTTAGGTGAGTTAGATTTAGTTATGCATTACGATGATGATGTAATTTGGAGAGGAAGCCAAGTAGAAAAAATATGAGCTGTAGATTAATAATACAAGACGAAGTAAACATTAAGTTAGAAGGACTTGATGTAGACGTGCGAAGAAAATTATCAAATGCACTAAAGTTTGATGTGCCATATGCAAAGTATATGCCACAGTATAAACTAGGACGTTGGGATGGTAAAGTTGCTTTCTTTGGCATCGGTGGTACTGGCTATGTTAATCATTTAGATACTGTAGTTTCGGTATTACAAAAAGAGAATGTTGAAATAGTAGACATTGTAGATCAAAGGCATCCTGTAGATTTAAAATTTACTCCGGTGACTGAGAACTATTGGAAGGACCAAGGCGTTAAGTGGCCTGAAGGTCATCCAGCAGAAGGCGAAGATATTATTCTACGTGATTATCAAGTAGAAGCAATTAACAACTTTGCAAACAATCCACAGAGCCTACAACAAATTGCAACAGGCGCTGGTAAAACTATTACTACAGCAACGCTTTCGCATATGAGTGAACCGTATGGTAGAAGTCTTGTTATTGTTCCTAATAAATCATTAGTAGAACAAACAGAAGAAGATTACATAAACTGTGGACTTGATGTAGGAGTATACTTTGGTGACAGAAAGATGCTAGGCTGTACACATACTATTTGCACATGGCAAAGTTTAAATATTTTAGATAAGAAAACTAAAGATGGATCTGCTGTACTTAGTCTTGCTGAGTTTTTAGAAGGTGTAAGTACAATCATTATTGACGAAGTACACCAAGCAAAAGCAGAAGTATTAAAAAAACTACTCACACAGAACTTGCGTAACGCTCCAATACGTTGGGGACTTACAGGTACTATACCTAAAGAAAAGTTTGAGTTTGAATCAATACATGCAAGCATTGGTCCAGTTATTGGACAAATTAGTGCAAAGGAATTACAGGACAAAGGTGTACTTGCACAATGTCATGTTAATGTAGTACAACTAATTGATGTTGTACAACACAGAGATTATCAGTCAGAATTAAAGTATCTAGTAACTGACGACAATCGACTAGAGTATATAGGCAAATTATTGAACACAGTTTCCCAAACGGGTAATACACTAATACTAGTAGATAGAATTAGTGCAGGACAGAAGTTAGCAGAACTTATTCCTGATAGCACATTCGTTAGTGGCACTGTTAAGGTAAAAGATAGAAAAGAAACATACGATGAAATTAAGGATGGTACTAACAAAGTTATTATTGCTACATATGGAGTAGCGGCTGTTGGTCTAAATATTCCAAGAATTTTCAACCTTGTACTTATTGAACCTGGCAAAAGTTTTGTTAGGGTCATACAGAGTATAGGTAGAGGCGTAAGAAAGGCAAAGGACAAGGACTTCGTACAGATATGGGATTTAACATCTACATGTAAGTATGCGAAGAGACATTTAACACAACGTAAAAAATTCTATAAGGAAGCAGAATATCCTTTCACTATAGAAAAAGTAGATTGGAATTAGACTATGAGAATATTAACGCTAGAAAATAAATCGTTTGAACTAAACGACATGCCAGAACAGATTGAAGATGAAATACGATTTGCCGTATTAGATAACAGTGACCCAAAAGAAACAGATTTCTTTTTTGTACCAATGATCTTTTTAGAATCATTTAGTGCGCCAGCAATGGTAATGGAAATTAACGGACATGAAATTATGATGCCGGTTGATTGGAGTATTGCTGTAGGCGACAGTGAAAGCGGTGCTGACTTAGAAGTATTACCGTTAACCAGTATTAATGATAGGGGCTTTGAAGCATTCCTTTTTAATCCGTTAACAAGTTTTAAGTGCGACTTTGGTACTGTAAAGATTACTAACTTTTATTCAGATGTAAAGTGGTATTTCCCTAAAGTAAAAAATAATCAGTTACTTTCAATACCGATTACAGAAGGCGACAATCCGTTGTGTGCCTTCTTCATTAAAGAGATAAGCAGACAAAGCGAAGTTATCGACTTTGGTCAATTGTTATAGATAGGAGAACACAATGACTTTAAAAGCAGGAAAAATATGGGGTCAGACAGAGCTGATCCATGCTAACGGTGTATTAGAGTTTCACCGTATTGAATACAAAGGTGGATTCAAATGTAGTGAACACGAACATAAATTTAAATGGAACGGCTTCTTTGTCGAGTCAGGTAAAATGTTAGTACGTGTTTGGCAAGAAGATCAAAACTTAGTAGACGAAACTATTTTAAATCCAGGAGACTTTATGCAAGTAAAGCCCGGCAAAATACATCAGTTCGAAGGTATCGAAGACGGTGTAGCTTTTGAATTATATTGGGCTGAATTTAATCACGACGACATTGTTAGACGCACAGTAGGTAGTCCTGTAAAATAATGTTTAGTAAGAAGTACATAGAAGAACTTCGTATTTTACATGCTGACAAAAAAAGACTTAGAGGTTTTGGCGGCAAAGTAAAAGACTTAGGTGAGTTTCACACTTACATGAGTAAGTGGGAACCTTCTAGTGTACTTGATTACGGTTGTGGTAAAGGAATAATACTTGCTAACCTAAAAGAGCAATACCCCAATTCAGGATTTGTAGGATACGATCCTGCTGTTGCATTGTATGCAAATAATGCAACTGAAGCAGAGTGTGTGTTTAGTAACGATGTATTAGAACATATCGAACCAGAATATATTAGTCAAGTTTTAGAACATATAAGTCATCTTGCTAAAAAATATATATGGTTAAGAATAGACACACTACCTGCCCGCAAAAGATTATCAGACGGACGTAATGCACATTTAATTATTGAAGATCAATCATGGTGGTCAACAACAATACAAAATAGTATTCAAGGCACAATAGTATATAATAATGTTAACAAAAAAGGAAAACTAGATGTCGCAATTGAGAGGTAATTTAATTCCAGGAGCTGCACTAATATACGAAAGAGCAGACGGAGTTGTATATGCAAAATATAGAGATACCCCACACAACAAAATTCCTCGATGGATTATTGGTGGTGATCCGGGTGGCGTTGCAAGAGCACAAGGCCATCTGTTAGACTATGCTGCATGGCAAGAGCTATGCGAAACTGCTCAAACTAACTTTACATTAAAAAAAATAATGGATAACTTAGTAACAACATACTATACCATTAAGGAGCAACATGACTAGTAATTATATTTTCACAAGCGAAAGCGTAAGCAAAGGACACCCAGACAAGGTTGCTGATCAAATCAGTGATGCATTAGTCGATGCTGGGTTAAAGAATGGTGACGAAACAACTCGTGTAGCAATTGAAACACTTGTAACTACGAACCACGTAACATTAGCAGGCGAAGTAAAAAACTTTAACGTAACCAAAGACGAAGTGAAGCAAATTGTTCGTAACAAGGTTAAAGAAATTGGCTATGAACAAGATGGATTTCATTGGGACAAATTAAATATCTATAACGAGATTCATTCACAAAGTGCAGATATTGCATTGGGTACAGACACTTTTGGAGCAGGTGACCAAGGACTTATGTTTGGTTATGCTTGTAACGACAATGAAGCAATGATGCCAGCACCAATTTATTATGCACATAAGATATTAGAGACATTAGACACTGTTAGACAAACAGTGGACTTTTTAGGTCCTGATGCAAAGTCGCAGGTAAGTATTGAGTATGAAGGCAACCAAGCAAAAAGAGTTGATCAAGTTGTTATTAGTACACAACACGCAGAAGGCAAGAATGAAATTGCATCAGCATTAGCAAGACAATCAGCAACTGCTGTATTAGGAGATTTAATTGATGAAAGAACTACATGGCATGTTAACCCTACTGGAAATTTTGTTATTGGTGGTCCTGACGGTGATGCAGGTGTTACTGGGCGGAAAATTATTGTTGATACTTATGGGGGTTATAGTCCTCATGGCGGTGGTGCGTTTAGTGGCAAAGACCCAACAAAAGTCGACAGA